AGAGGAGACAGAACCCATGTCAGAAGTAACAGTCCCAGCAGTCGAGGCAACCATTCCAACCGCTGCAATTCCAGCACAAGCAAAACGCGAGTTCAAGTTGCCAAACGCAGGCGAGTTTATGGCTGCCTACCACATCGGTGGCGACACTTTCCACAACATGAACAAAGCAGTCGCAGAATACACCGCATCAAAGCGCACAGTATTTGAAGCAGCTGCAGGCGATGTACTTACAACCGATACACCGGGTCTCTTGCCAGTTCCAGTCCTCGGCCCATTGGTACAAGACCTGAACTTCTTGCGTCCAGTCGTCGAGGCAGTTGGCGCTCGCGCTTACCCTGACAGTGGACAATCAAAAACATTTATTCGTCCAACAATCACCACGCACACCAGCGTCGCATCGCAATCAGAATTGGCTGCAGCATCAGCAACAACCATGGTCATTGCGTCGAACTCGATCAGCAAGACCACACTTGCTGGACAAGTAACCCTTTCCGTACAGGACATTGACTTCACTTCGCCTGCCGCAATGCAGCTGATCTTGAATGACTTGATGGGCGAGTACATGATTGCATCCGACAACTTGGCAGCAGACAACTTGCTGGCAGCAGCAAACGCATCGGGCGTCTGGGACGGAACTGTTGCAGACTTGTTGAAGAGCGTTTACGACGCAGCAAGCGACATCTCAAGCAACCGCAACTGGCTGCCAACCCACATGTTCGTTTCCGTCGATGTCTGGGCGCAATTGGGCCAGCTCGCAGATACAACGGGCCGTCAAATCTTCCCGTTGATCGCCAACGGTCTCAGCGGATACAACGCCGCAGGATCGCAAAGCGCAACATCATGGAACGGCAACCCACTCGGTTTGCAGCTTGTAGTTGACAGCAATTTTGCTGCAAAGACAATGATCATCACCCGCGTAGGTCAAGGTCAAGGCGATGCTTACGAGTTCTACGAGTCCATTCGTGGCCTCATGAGCGTCGAGCAGCCATCAGTGTTGGGACGCAACATGTCCTTCCACGGCTATGTATCGACCTTCGCTGCAATCTCTGGAATGATCCGCAAGATCACACAGGCCTAGTCGAGAGCGGAGCATCCGCTCATGGCTGTCTACAGCGTTACACAAAAGTATCTACTGGATGATTACGCCGTACTGCAATTACTGACCCCATCGGAAATTGCAGTCGGTCAATCCATTACAGTCGCATCAGTTGATGCAACTTTTAACGGCACATTCACTGTTCGCGCATTGCCCCAGTATCTGTACATCGGTATAGACACTGAGGGCGATCTGCTTTATGACATAAATGTGCCCATTGCTAATCAGGTGCTGTACACAAAAGTCGCTGACAATGTCGAGCGTGTTGCTGCCACTGGCACAGTTACCTACACCCAGACATGCACATGGGTCACTGCCGCGCAGCTCGTTACTTACCTTGGCGTACAGATCACAAACCCATCTGACGATTACACGCTGATCACTCAGGCCGTATCGGCTGGCAATGACTTCGCATATCGTCGCCGTCAAGAGGCTGGCTACATTGACAGTCTCACAACGAGTCCGGGTGGGGATGCCACGCTCGGCACACTTATGTACTGCGCGGCCCTCTGGCGCAGCCGTGGCTCGCTTGAGAACACTTTTGCATCCTTTGACGGAATGGGCACAGCGCCTCAGCAGAGCCTCACACCGATCGTTAAACAGTTGCTTGGCATCGACAGGCCTGCCTGCGCCTAATGGCTTACACAGACGCTCTCAACGGGGCTATTGACAGCCTTACGACCACACTCACAGCGGTCTCTGGACTCAGGGTGGTAAACGACGCCACAAAAATCGTCCCTAATTGCGTTTTCATAGATGCGCCATCTTTTACAACTGTCGCTGGCAATGGCAACATCATCCGCATGGACTTTCCAATCAAGGTGATCGGCTCAGGCCCAGCAGGCCTACCAGTGCTTCGCAGCATCCTCGACATCGTTAGCAAAGTCCTACTCAGCCCAATCATCGTCATGGCAGGCCGTCCCAGCAACCTAGAAATTGGTGGGCAGCTCTTCCCGTGTTACGACCTTGACTGTGGAATACAAGCACAAAGCGCATAAGGAGAAACATGTACATCATCATCAGCCCACGCCTTGGAACCCCGGGCGATCAGTTCATCCCCGAGGACGGCGTCAACATTGACGCACTGCTCGACGGCGGCCTGATATCCACCGACACCGCAAAGAAATCATCTAAAGTCAAATCAGAACCCAAGGAGCAATAGACATGGCTATCAGCAGCACTTACCTTTCTAACCCAAGCATCACAATCAACTCGGTTGACTTGTCCGATCAGTGCACAAGCGCGGTCATCAACTATGTGTCGGAGCAATTAGAAAACACGACATTTTCCAACACTTCGCGCAGCTTCACATCTGGCCTGTACTCGAACACTGTCACCGTAACTCTTTATCAGAGCTACGCAGCAAGCGAGACTGAAGCCAGCATTTACAGCCTTGTGGGCACAACCACGACGCTTGTCTTAAAGCCAAGTTCATCGGCTGTCGGTGCTGCAAACCCTTCGTACACTTTGACGGGCGCTTTCTTGTCGGCACATACACCGATCAACGCTTCGCTCGGCGAACTGTCCACAATTGACCTGACATTTAGCGGTGGCGTTTTAACTAAAGCCGTCGCATGATCTCGCGGCTTCAGCCGCTGAGAATTACAAGTAGCAAGACCGCACAAGCGGAGCCTTGCCCGACAAAGGAGGAACTATGAAAGTTAAACTATCTATTGACCTTGGCGACGGTAAGCCAGCCCGTGAAATGACAACAAACATGCTTGCCATTGTTGATTGGGAAAAAACAGAAAACCGTCGCTCGGCAGATGGCAAAGGCATTGGGTTTAGCGACATGTGTTGCTGGGCTTTTACTCTTTGCAAACTTGCTGGAGACAAAGTGCCTGCAACGTGGCGCGAGTGGGTCAACGAAAACCCTGACATGTCCATTACACCTATTAACGAGGTAGCAGACGAGACCCCTTTCATCGAGGGACTTGGCGGCGAAGCCTCTGCGAAGTCCTAGCGTTAACAGGCTTCTGGCCAAAGGAGATTGAGTTCACTATGCGAGACCTGAACACAGTCACCTATGTGCTTGAGCAGATGCACAAGAAGCGATAGTTATGCCTGTCTCTCACAGCGTCGAAGTAGTCGGTCTTAAAGAAACGATTAACGCCTTACGCAAGATTGACCCACAGTTGCAAAAAGACTTTAAGGCTGACGCAACAGCGATCGCACAGCCAGCCATTTCAGCTGCTAAGGCTGCATACACGCAAATACCGTTATCTCACATGCGATACAAATGGAATGATCGAGGCCGCAAGGTATTTCCATTTACGGTCTCAGGGGCACAGTCAGGCGTAAAGATGCGCTTTGACACTCGACGCAACGCTGTCGGCGTGATCCTGATAGAGCAAAAGAACCAAGCAGCTGCAATTTTTGAGGGCGCAGGACGCAAGACAACTAATCGCCTAGGTCAGTCGTTGGACTTTGTGAGCAGTGAGCGCGGCTTTGCTATGGCGATGCCGGGTAGGACTCGACTAATCGGGCCAGCGGTGTACAAGGCTCGACGTGGCATTGAGTCCGAAATGGAAAAGATGGTGCTTAAAACCATTAACCAAATACAAAAGGACTTGAACTAATGGCACTGTCAATCCCCATTATCAGCGAGTTCCAAGGCGGCGGCGTTGACAAAGCCATCAAACAGTTTCAGCAGCTTGACGGCGTAGGCGCAAAAACAGGCTTTGCATTAAAGAAAGCGTTTTTGCCTGCCACTGCCGCGCTCGGTGCATTGACTGCTGGCATCGGTCTAGCCACTAAAGCAGCAATGGAAGATGAGGCTGCACAGCTCGAGTTGGCTCGTCAGTTACGCGTCACGACAAAGGCAACGGATGCCCAGATCAAAGCCGTAGAAAAGTCGATCAGCGCCTTTAGCAAACAGACCGCGATGGCTGACGATCAGCTGCGTCCAGCGTTGGCAAACCTTGTGCGCGCTACAGGATCGCTTGAGTTGTCTCAGAAAGCAATGTCGGTCACTGCCGATCTGGCTACAGCCAAAAACATTGACATGGAGACTGCAAGCGTCGCCGTTGCAAAAGCCCTGGCAGGCCAGACCACTGCGCTCATCAAACTTGACCCATCTCTTAAAGGCGTAATTGACTCGTCCTCGAGCGCCGATGAAATCATGCAGGCACTTAACAATTCGGTCGGCGGAGCAGCTGAGACTTTTGCCAATAGTGCTGAGGGCGGTCTAAAGAACTTCGGCATCCAAATGGATGAACTAAAGGAAAGCATTGGCGCGGCATTTATTCCCGTTATGGAGAAATTGCTGCCCTATGTGCTTGATTTTACGACATTCTTGCAAGACAACACAAAAGTGCTGCTTGTTGTCACGGGCGCTGTTGCAGCGATGGCAGCCACAATAGTGGCCGCTAATGTCGCCATGAAGGCCTACAACGCCGTTCAGATCATCATTACGGCTGGAAACGCAGTGCTTGCTGGATCGTTCACCACAGTGCAAGCCTCGGCAGGTGTAGTCGCAGCTGCTGTGGCTGCAGTTGCTTTATCCATTACGGCTCTGTATGCCATTTACAAGGAAGGCCCCCGAGCAGTAGCAGAGTTTATGTTGCCGTTTAAGCAGTTTGCTGTTGGTGTAATTAACTCAGTCAAAGTAGTAGCCAACGGGATAAACCAAATTATCAACGCAGCTTTAATTGGGCTTAACACACTGATAAGCGCAATTAACTTCATTCCGGGTGTAAACATTGACTTGCTGCCATTGTTACCAATCTTTGATTACACGGCGTTACCAGAACTAGAAGCCATTACAACTAGAGCACCTGGACGCGGTGGCGCAGCCCGTGAAGGCGGCACAGGGTCTATCGGCAGCAGCCCTATGGCAATGATTGAGTCAGCCCTAGTCGCTCCATCAGGCGGTGGCGGCGGCGGTGGCGGAGGCAAGTCCTCGAGCGTCTTAGATTTAAGCAAGAACTATGCAGGCAACATGGGCGGCAACTACGGCATCACAGGCAACGCTGGCGATTTTTCCAGCCTGTTTGACCAGTTCATGGTTGAGCGCGGCACACCGATCACAGTTAATGTGAACGGCGGTCTAGCCACGTCAGCAGACATCGGGCGCGCTGTAGTGAACAGCATTAAAGCCATGAACCGAGTGGACGGCCCCGCACAAATACAGGTCGCTTAATGGCTGCCACGATCGTTCAGTCAGGGTCTTACGATCTCACAATTGCTACAGGCTTTCTTGTAGACGCGTTTACGCTTGACGACGCAGAGAAAGGTGTGCTCAATAACACCGAGTATGTGCTGGACGGTACAACAGAGTTTGCATCCGTGATCGACGGCGCTACAAGCATCAGCGTGTTTAGAGGCCGTCGAGACATCGGCGACCAATTCACTGCTGGGACAATGAGCTTTGATCTAAACGACACTTTCACGGGTGGCATTTTTAACCCGTTTGATACACAGTCACCGTATTACGACACCGCTCAGGCTGTGCCGGGTCTAGCACCTATGCGCAAAGTAATCCTTAGCCGAGAAGGCGAAGAACTGTTCAACGGCTACATCGTTGACTACAACTACAACTTCAATCTCGGCGGACTTGACACAGTTTCTGTTTCCTGCGCCGATGACTTTTATCTGCTTAGTCAGACCTACATGGACGAGTTCAATGTGACCGAGCAACTGGCAAGCGCTCGAGTAGCAGCAGTCTTAGACCTAAACGAGGTAAACGCTTTTACTGGCGTAGGTGAGCGCAGCATTGAGACCTCAACAATCACGCTTGGCGGCGCGTCCGCATACACCGTCCCCTACGGCACATCGGTTGCTGCCTACATGGCAAAAATTAACGAAAGTGTGCAGGGTCGCATATTCTGTGCGCGTGACGGGGTGTTTACATTCCAAGATCGAGTCGGGACTACGTTGTCTGCGTCGGTAGCAGACTTTCACGATGACGGCACAAACATCCCTTACGACAATGTGGGCATCAGCTTTGAGGCAAATCAGGTAATAAACAGGGCGGCAGTGCAGCATGCTGGCGCTTCAGGGCCAGAGATCGCCGAGGACTTGGCATCGCAGGCCACCTACTTTATTCAGACCACAGCCATCTCGGACGCGCTAGTTCACAACGACACAGCAGCCCTCGACCTTGCCAACTACCTGCTTGTAGGCCAGCCTGAGGCGCGTTACACCAATGTGTCAACCCCTTTCGCAGCTCTTACCGATGCCCAGCGCGACGTGGTGGCAATTCTTGAGATCGGCAACACGATCACCATAGAAAAGTCATTCACCAGCGGAAACAGCATCACGCAGCTGGCGCAAGAACTAGCGATTGAGGGCATCCAACATGAGATCGACCTTTCGACAGGCCACAGGATTACCCTGTTTACCTCGCCCACGACGCTTGTGTTCGAACTGATTTTGGACGACATCCTGTATGGTCGCATAGACGAAGAAAATGTCTTAGGATAAGCTCATGCCATTGACAACGTACACCGCTGGCGAAGTGCTTACTGCAGCCTCGCTTAACGCCAATTTTTCGTTTGCCGCCGCTGGGCCACAAATAGCAATTTTTAACGAAACGCAGGCAAGCGGAACAAGCGGCGGAACCTTTACAAGCGGCAGTTATGTGAAACGCGTTTTAAACACAACCGTAGTAAACACAATTACTGGCTGTTCAATTGCGTCAAGCGTCATTACTTTGCCAGCCGGTACTTATTCTGTTACAGCAACAGCACCCGGGTTAGGCGTAGACGGTCACAAAGCAAAACTAAGAAATACGACCGCCTCAACAGATATACAAATTGGCACCAATGCACGAACTTTAGCAGCCTCATCAGTTACTACTGATTCAACCGTCCTTGCGTCTTTTACTTTGTCTGTCAGTAGCACAATTGAATTGCAACACAGGTGCCAAACAACAAAATCCAGCGACGGTTTTGGGCTGGCTGTATCGTTTAGCGATAGCGAAATTTACTCACAAATTATTATCGAAAAGACTGCATAATGGCTACACCAACCACCGCCGAAATTAACGCACAAATAGGCAACGCCACACGCGAACTAGCACCAGGTACAACGTGGAAATACAACGAACCAGGTGACGGCTACTACTGTCTTGAATGGATGGACGACCCAGCACTACAGCCAACAGAAGCCGCGACAATGGCAAAGGCAACAGAACTTGCAGCAAACCCAATACCGCCGCTGGCCTAAATATGCGGCCTTGCTCTTTATGGTCGCAGTCATAACGGCGGTGCTTAATGGTTGCAGCACAACACGACACAACATTGAGCCAAACAGATGCTCAACAAAAATGGCCTGCGATGTCGCCAGAGGATAAACACGCACGACTAATCCTGATTGTCGGCATCACCATGTCGGTCTGTTTTGCTGCAATCGTGCTGGGCTTCGTAATCGGATTGCTCTTTATTAGCCAGCCACTCGAGCAAGCCCCTAACGACGCAGCTTTCATAGACCTACTCTCGACCGTTGTCGTGTTCCTCACAGGATCACTCGGCGGCCTACTTGCATCAAACGGAATGAAAAAAGCCAAACAGACAGGGGCAACAAATGAAAGCCAGTGATAAAGCAATGATCTCGACCTACATCAACAGTGCCATTGCAGCAGCAGTAGCGCTCTACATGTCAGGCAACACCGACCCCAACGACCTACTTGGTGCAGCCATCGCAGCAGTAGCGCCACTATTTATCGGCTACGTCAACCCGAAAAACAAGGCTTATGGCATCGGCAAAAACCCCAAAGCCTAAAGCACCAACGCTAACCGCTGTACCTGCACCGCTGGAACGGCACTACCACAAACTGGTATTACCATCCACGTTGCAGCATGTAACCCCAGGTGAACTACCAGCAGGCCTGCTCGTCGATGTCAAGCCATACGGCAAACTGCACCCACTAGCAGCTGACGCATACATGGCCCTGCGCGATGCAGCCTTTGCGGCAGGTGTCAAAACCTTTAAGCCCACGTCAAGCGGCGACACCTATCGCAGCACAGCAACACAAACCGCTGGCTTTCTTGCGCGCTACCAGACACAGCCGATCGCAGGCGCGTCAACAAAAACATGGAAAGGCGTTACCTATTACCTGAAGCCAGGCAACGCAATGATGGCGGCCCCGGGTACAAGTCGCCATAACCTCGGGCTTGCAGTTGACATCAGCGACGCATCAGCAAAAGATCGCATGGACTTTATGCTCGCCAACATCCAGTCCTACGGTTTCACTTGGGAAGTGCAATCCGAGCCGTGGCACATTTTTTACTATGTAGGCGATCGCGTCCCAGCCCTTGTGCAGCAATGGAAACAGGCTAAATCCTTGCAATCGTGACACCCGTTGCCTAGGGTCGAAGTACCGACGAAAGGCAAGCGCAAAACTATGGACGCCAAGACCTACACCTACGAGGTATTTACCACATACCTCAACACAGGTCAGCAGGTCATGGTGCAGATATTTCGTGACCCACTCGACGGGCGTGTGCTGCACTCGCAGCTCGCATTTAAGGACATTACCGACAGCTGGGGTGTCCCATACCAATTGGAGAAAAAATGATCTTTACAGCCCCCAAAATAATCGCAGGCATCATCAGTACCGTTTGGGCGTTTACGACGTTCCTAGGCGTTGCTAGGACGCTCCCAGAGGCAGATAGCAACCTCATTCCAGCCGCCTACTACGAGGCCGTATTGCCCGTCACAACGACAGTCGCCCCGACCACCACGATTACCACGATCGCTACTTGTGACGATGCCCTACAGCTTGCCCTTGACCTTGGCTTCCCAGCCGATCAGCTCGGCACACTTGACCTGGTCATGTACCGCGAGTCTCGATGCCTGCCTCATGCGTTTAATCCAAACGACCCAAATGGCGGCAGTTATTCCTTGACACAGATTAACGGCTTTTGGTGTCTGCCTAATTCGCAGTGGCCTATTGGCTGGCTGCAAGAAAAAGGCATACTTGAGGAGTGCAGCGATCTGTTTAACGCGACGATCGCACTGCGCGCCACCCTTGCTATATACAACAATTCAGGATGGTCACCATGGGCGACAGCGAAATAGACGGGGTGTACCCCGAAACAGGCATTACCGAGTCAACACGCAAAATGTTTGCATTTATTGACGACATGTTTACGCCTAACCACATAAAACAGTCACGGGCCTCACACCTTTACCACCTTGTAGGCGAACTAGAAGCCCTACGCGATGACCTGCGCCGCATGGACGACCCACGCGCAAACTTCCTACAGCTTGCCATCACCGAACTCAGCCAACTTATCATCTAACATCATCCCAGTACACCCGAACAAAGGACACCCGACATGTCAGACCTACAACTATTCCAAGCAACCATCGGTTTAGCCGGATACAAAGAAACCATCTCGGTTACACCACTTACACGCAGCAACGATCATCCCACGTCATATCGAGCAGCCGAACAGGTAAAGCCGCGGCGCATAAACCAGACACTGCGCCTGCTATGCGCGTACCGATCGCACATCGATCTCACAGCTGAGGAAGCATCAGTCATAAGCAAACTAGAAAAGTCGTGTTACTGGAAGCGCGTAGGCGAACTACTCGCAGCCAACTACATTGTTGAAACAGGCCACGCACGCAAAGCAACTACAGGCTCAGATCAGCGTGTGTGCAAAATTACGCCGCAAGGCATAGCACTATTGGCATCACTTGGCCTATAGCAGTTTTGGCAGATATGTGCCGTCAGATCGCACCGTAAAGCATCGTGAACGAACAGCCAGAGCAATAGAAACCGACAATAAGCGAAGAGAAAAGGCAGAAAAAATGGGCTTTGATCTACAGAACTACGAAACAGTGGCAGACAGGCTCGTGCGCTGGTACAAGTATTTTCAAGACGCAGAGACTCAATGCAAAATTATTACAAGCATTTATCATTACGACAAACAAACAGTAGTAATGAAAGCTGAAGGTTGGTCTTGTTATCACCATCGCGACGGCTCTTATGAATGGATTTGCTTTGCCACCGGCTACGCAGAAGAAACAGTGTCAGATAGAGGCGTTAATGCAACCAGTTTTGTCGAGAACTGTGAAACCAGTGCCATTGGCAGAATGATTAGCAATAGCCATATCGGTACTGCTGGCCCTCGACCTTCACGCCAAGAGATGGAAAAGGTA